TTGATATGGTCGCCAATCTCATTGGTAACGGTATTGTTGGTAAATATCTATCACACCAAACAGTTCGTAAACAGATTCTAAGACAGAGCGAAGAAGACATTGAACGTGAAAATGAGAAGATCATGGAAGAGATGGCAGACCCCATCTTGAACCCACCAATGGAAGATCTTGCTCCAGAACCCGGTACAACTAAAAAGCCGCCAACCAAAAAGAAATAAAGCATAAATATAACAGATTAACGGAGAATCATCAAATGGCCGAACTTAAAGACCTTGTACAGTTTGCTTTAGATAAGCAACCATCAAAATTCAAAGATGCGTTTGGAGATCTTTTGTCTCAGCGTGTCGTTGACAGAGTAGAAGAACTCAAAGCTGAAGTAGCTGCCAATATGTTTGGTGAAGCTCCAGAAGATGAAGATGATATTGAAGATTTTGATGACGAAGAAATTGAGTTCGATGATGAAGATCTAGAACTAACTGACGAAGATGAAGAAAACCTCTTTGCAGATTTTGATCTAGACGACGATGATATGCCAGTAGATGACGATGATATCGAATTCGAAGACGATGATGATCTAAACATTGAAGACGAAGACGAATAGTAGGATTAAATAACAATGGCCAAGACATTAGGTAAATTACGTCAACAAACAGCAAAGCTTAGAGAGCTTGAAGCACCATCAGATGTTTCAAAGGGCACGAAAGCTTTTGTGAAAAAACACGTCTATGTTGTGCATCCTGATGCCAACGAAAACGATGATGATGTATTTAAAGCTACTAATGTCAAAAGAGCTAAGCGTGCTCCGGACCATGGTTATGAGCCTGGACAAGATGCAGATATCTATGAAGGCAAAATGAAAGATGTTGAAACTGATCAAGAAGAACTAAGACTACGTAAAAACCGAGCCGCGCATGCAGATCGAAGCATCTTAGGTGATCAGGGTATGAAAGACACCGAAGGAACGCAGTTCGCTAAAGCTCAAAGTGATTTCGACAAAGCTCATGGTGATGGACTAAGAAAATGGCCTGGATTTGCAAATGCAGCGCGTTCGCGTAGATCTAACCGCAGAGCTATCACTAAAGCTGGTTTAACAAACTCATACGAACCCCAAGGCAATAAGATTGACGAAATATTTGGTAAAAAAACACTGAAACTCGGTGGCCGAGAAGCCCCGCAGGATCCTGCTCAAAAAGAATGGATGAGAACACATCCAGCTAATGAGATGGTTGCTCGTGGAAATGTAGCTCGTCCAAATGTTCGTCGAAACCCAGTTATCGCCCAAGATCTTGCAACCATGCAAGCCAATATGCAAGCCAATAAAGCCTTGCAAAGAAACTCATATGATCCCGCTGGAGATTACGAACACATCGCCGAGCTTAGCGAATCTGATCAGTCTCTTCTTGTAGATATCTACAACTCTCTCACCGAAGATAACCAAGATCGGTTTCTTGAGATCGCAGAAACTCCAGAAGGTGTAGACAAACTACTTGACTTCGCCATCACAAACTCTAAAGGAATCAAGTAATGCCATATACGATTATGGACAACAAGAGAAATGGTACAGTAACCATTCATTGTAACGCCAACTCCGGTAACATTATTATTGCCGGAAACAATTCAGTTTCTAACGTTGCTTTAGAAGGCGAAATTCTTGCTACAGCTGCGATTAATCAGGCTTGGGCTGGATCTCCATCAGGTAACGCTGCCTATTGGGAAATCAAGCGTGGTGCAAACGTCGTTCTAGTAATCGACTCTACTTGCTATCTAGATTTCACCGGCAACGGTAAACAGATTAAGGTTGACGCGTCAGCGAACCTAACAGCAAACCTAATTGGTGCTACTTCTGGATTCCTGATTCTTGATTTACAGAAACTCGGACCTCTAGATCGCCCACCATTAGCAAACAGCGAATACTTCAGAGCAGGATAGTAATTAAGATGAAACTCATCACAGAAGTTAATGAAGACGTGAAACTTGTCACAGAAGGCAAGGAAGGTGAACGCAAATCACACTTTATCGAAGGTGTGTTCATGATGGGTAACATTCAGAATCGTAACGGACGTTTCTACCCAGTAGAAGTTCTGGAGAATGCCGTCGGAAAATATCAGAAAACATACATCGAAAACAAACGCGCATTCGGTGAACTTGGTCATCCAGAAGGTCCATCTATTAACCTTGATCGCGTTTCACACCTGATCGAAAAACTAAGCCGAAATGGTGATAACTACATTGGTCGTGCCAAGATTCTTGACACACCAATGGGTAACATCGTTGTCGGCATCCTCGAAGGTGGTGGTAAAATTGGTGTTTCGACTCGTGGTCTTGGATCACTCGAAGAAACAAACAAGGGATATAAGCTCGTCAAAGACGATTTCTTCCTATCTACAGCAGCAGATATCGTTGCTGATCCTTCTGCACCAGATGCTTTCGTCAATGGCATCATGGAAGGACTTGATTGGGCATGGAAGGGTGATCAACTTATTGCAGAGAAAGCTCGTACTGCAGTTGAAAAAGCCGTCTCTTCACGTGAATTAGAGTCTCGTAAACTCAAAATCTTCGAATCGTTCATTCGCAGCATATCAAACACGAATAAATAAAACATATAAAACGGAGTTAAGGAAATGCCTAAACCAACAAAGACAGTAGCAGAAGAATCAGCAGGCGCTGCTACTCTCGTGCCAAATCCATCGCGCGCATCTATGCTCGCCACATTCACACAGATGCTCGCTCAGCTAGGTATGGAAGATCTTACTCACTTCTTCAATGACTCGATTGCACAAATCGGTCAAGAAGCAGCTAACATCGATCCAAATGCTGCAGCCAAAAACGCATCAACAATCGCTACAAAAGAAGACATCGACGAAGTATTCGCCGGTGAAGAACTTTCAGAAGATTTCAAAGCCAAGGCCGCTGAGATTTTCGGAGCTCTTGTAGAATCTCGCGTTGTTCTTGCTCGCGCTGAGATCGAAGAAGAATTCGAAGAAAGAATGAAAGAAGAAGCAGAAGCAATCATCGAACAGGTAACGGACACACTTGACCAATACCTCAACTATGTTGCTGGAGAATGGTTAAAAGAAAATGCCATCGAAGTAGACCAGTCACTTCGTTCTGAAATCGCAGAGTCCTTCCTTGAAGGTCTCTATACACTCTTCACAGAAAACAACATCAAAGTTCCAGAATCAAAAGTTGACGTTCTTGAGCAACTTACTAACAAGATCGAAAATCTTGAAGCTGCTCTTGATGAAGAAGTCAACAAGAATATCGAACTTCAGACAGCAATCGAAGAGGGCGTTCGCTCGGAAGTATTCGATGAAGTCGCCGAAGGAATGGTAGCAACTCAAGTTGAGAAATTCCGCACTCTTGCTGAAGGTCTCGAGTATTCCGATTCTGGGTCATTCAAGCGTAAGCTTGCTGTGATTAAAGAGAAGCATTTCATGAAGTCATCTAAGCTAAGCTCAGCTGTACTGACTGAAGAAAACGACGTGCCACTTGATGAAGCTGTAGCAGAAAAATCTGCAAACCCAGCTATGTCACGTTACGTACAAGCAATTTCGCAAACTGTAGGCGAATAACTTAAACACGATAAAAGACTAAATAAATCTAATAACGAGATAAAAATCTCACTAAGGAGTAGAAGAATATGTTAGCCAAAGATCTTTACAAAAAGTGGGGAGACGTGCTTGAGCACAAAGACCTGCCCGACCTCAAGTCCGGACAGCGTAAGTTTGTGACAGCTCACTGCCTTGAAAACACAGAGATCGCTCTGCGTGAATCAGGCCAGTATGGCGCACAGCAACTCCTTGGTGAAGCCACGCCAACGAACGCCACAGGCTCAAGCATCGACAACTTCGACCCAGTTCTAATTTCACTGGTTCGCCGTTCGATGCCAAACCTAATCGCCTACGACATTTGCGGCGTTCAGCCAATGACCGGTCCAACCGGCCTGATCTTCGCAATGCGTTCACGTTACGCAAACCAAGCCGGAACAGAAGCTTTCTACAACGAAGCTGATGCTGGTTGGTCTTCACGTGCTGGTGCTAACGCTGCCGTAGCAGCAACAGGTGCATCCGCTGCAACTGACTTCGGTGCCAACACTGTTGGAACCGCACCAGGCGTTTCTAACAACGCTGGTAACTCGACCTACAACACAACCATGGGTCTAATCCTTGGTACAGCTGAAGGTCTCGGATCTAACACAACAGCGATCTTCCCAGAGATGGCATTCAGCATCGAGAAAGTGACAGTTTCGGCTAAGTCACGTGCCCTAAAAGCTGAATACTCACTCGAACTCGCACAAGACCTGAAAGCTATCCACGGTCTTGACGCTGAGACAGAACTCTCAAACATTCTGTCTGGTGAAATCCTCGCCGAGATCAACCGTGAAGTTGTTCGTTCTATCATCATCACTGCTACTCGCGGTGCAACTGAAGGTACTACAACTTCTGGTATCTTCGACCTTGACACAGACTCAAATGGCCGTTGGTCAGTTGAAAAGTTCAAGGGTCTCATGTTCCAGATTGAACGTGAAGCTAACAAAATCGCCCGCGATACACGTCGTGGCCGTGGTAACATGATCATCTGTTCTTCAGACGTCGCTTCGGCTCTGAATGCAGCAGGCGTTCTTGATTACACACCAGCCCTTGCTGGAAACAACCTCGCAGTTGACGACACAGGTTATACCTTCGCTGGTGTCCTAAATGGTCGTACAAAAGTGTTCATCGACCCATACGCTGGTGCCAACTACATGGTATCTGGCTTCAAAGGTGCAAACGCTTTCGACGCCGGTCTCTTCTACTGCCCATACGTGCCACTACAAATGGTACGTGCAGTTGACCCATCAACGTTCCAACCAAAAATCGGCTTCAAGACCCGTTATGGCATGGCCCCAAATCCATTCGCCAAGGGTACAACTGCTGCTGATGCGAACGCTGCTCTCGAGCAAGACTCAAACGTCTACTACAGACGCGTGCTCGTGAACAACATCATGTAGTTCTATAAGTTTCCATTAGAGAAACAAAGTAGAGTAGAAAACTCGGACGCTCCGAAAGGGGCGTCCTTTTTCTTTGCATAAATAGTGTAAATCTTAAAGGAGAAACAACATGGGTAAATGGCAGAAAATACAAGAAGCTATTACAGCTTCCTCAAATAATCTTAATTCGCATCGAGGAAATGTTCACAATGCATTAGGCAATGCACCTAAAGAAAACCCAATATGGTCTAAACTTGGCCACAATGACTTACCATATAGTTTTGATGCAAAATTGGGTGATCTACACAAACATCTTGGTTTAAAACCTGAACATGTTTTGGATTACACCAAAAAATACAACGCAGCATCAGAAAAGGATGGTGGGGTAGATGGTAGATTTAGTGTCTATAAGAGAAAAGATGGTAATCACGAAATTTCCTTCGATCATGGTGGTTAAACTATTTTCAGTTTTTACTTTACTTACCTGCAGAATGCGATATAATCAGTAATGTCACTGTGAATACCGAGGACCATAATGACTACAACCCCATCAAATATTAATATGTTAAGTCAGCTTGGCTTTAAGTTCACGCTCGCGCGTGCTCCAACTATGACTTATTTTACTAATGCTGTAGAGCTTCCAGGGATTAATCTGAGTGTGGTGGAGCAGCCAACTCCTTTTGTAAGTATTCCTTTTAGTGGAAAGATTCGGTATGATGATCTTGCTGTTCAATTCAAAGTAGATGAGAACTTCGGAAACTGGTTTGAATTACACGATTGGATGGTAGCATTAGGCTCACCTGTTAACTTTACTGGTTACAGAGATTTAAAAGATAAACCAGCTGGAGATCAAAAAGGCTTGACTTCTGACCTGGAACTCACTATAATGAAGAGTAGCCAAACACCTAATATCGGGATTACATTTAAAGATGCGTTCCCAGTAGCTATTTCTCCTCTGACATTTACATCTCAGGATATTGATGTTGAGTATTTAACCGCGACAGCTACATTTAGATATCTGTCTTATTCAGTAAGAAGGACGACATAATGTTCAGTAAAATTATTCTAGGAATCGGCATGGCTCTAGCTGTTGCCGCTCTCATTTACCAGATCTATATCATGATGGGCCAAGCTGTATGATAGGATTTTCTGTATTTCTGTTTATTGTTATTTCTTGGTTGGTTGGATATAAGATAGAAATGATGATGGAAAAGAAAAAACAAAAGCAGATTGCAAAAGATGACCTTGTTCATAGGTATGATCCACCAATTGATCCGATGTTTGGAAAGAGATAATGAAGCTTGATGCGATTTTTAAATTATGGGAAGCTGACAGTAAGATAGACCGGACGGAGTTGGGTGAGGAAAGCCTCAAAATAGCCCAACTCCACCACAAGTATTTCAAGATCTTCTCAAACGAACGTCTTACTTTGAAGAAGCTTACCGTTGATTACAAACGGCTGAAGCTCCAGAAGTATGAGTTCTATACAATGGGTCCAACGGAAGATTCCCAAGCACTTGGTTGGGAACTACCCGCGCAAGGTAAGATCCTTCGCGCGGATGCAATGCAATATGTTGATAGCGATAAAGACATCGTGGATATCTCTCTCAAGATTGGTCTTCAAGAAGAGAAGCTCGAACTACTTGAGTCTATTATCAAGGGCCTAAATAGTCGTGGATTCAATATCAAAACAGCATTAGATTACCTAAAATTCACCAGCGGAGTTAACTAGTGGCATACAAGAGAACATCACACACAAGTAAGAGTGGTATTCGAAGAACTACTACGTTTAATAACAAAACGCGAAACATCACTACTGCTGTCAGCACCAAAGGTGGTAACACACGAATAACACACAGCCGAAGTAGTAATGGGACTGAAGGAACATACAGAACTACAAACTTTAATGGTTGGGTTACACGGGAAAAGTTAAACAAGAAACAAAAGCCGATTAAATACTCAAGGATTAAGAAGCATCGTCAGAGGCGGGTATCTTCTTCGAGTTATGATTCTGGCTCTTTCCTTGGGTATATGTTTATCGGGTTTATCATCTTAATAATTGGAGTCTTAAGCTCATGAGATATTATGTAGACTTTGAGTACACAAAATTTGAGCTAGACACAATTAAAAGTTTAGTAGGTAATAATGACTGAAGAAGTCTTCCTCAAATATGTGGATAATGTTCATGTAAAAGTAGTAGCAAACCCTGGCATCGTCAAAGAGCTCGGGGATGAGTTCACATTCTTTGCGCCTAACTATAAGTTTCACCCAAAGTATCGCTCGCGTATGTGGGACGGGCGCATCCGGTTGGTAAACACACTAACTGGTTATCTGTACGCTGGTCTTGCACAGCGTGTGAAGAAATTTTGCGAAGCTCGAGACTACACATTCAGACTTGATGATAAGCTTCTTTATGAGGACGTGTCAGAGCATGAGATCAAAGAACACATTAATAAGCTTAAGATTCCAAAAGAATATGATGAGCGTCAATATCAAGTTGACTCTATTGTAAAGTGTATTCGTACAGGACGCAGAACACTTCTATCACCTACCAGTTCAGGTAAGTCTCTTATCATCTACGTGATTAGCACATGGTATGCGAAGCACAAGAAGCTGATTATCGTTCCGACGATCTCACTTGTTAACCAGCTGGAAGGCGACTTCCGTGATTATGGTTACAAAGGTAAGGTGCACAAATCAACGGATAAGGGTGGTCTCTCAAAAGAGATGAACATCAAGGCTGATGTTATTATCACCACATGGCAGTCGCTCAATAATGGTAAGACGAAGATGCCGAAGGGTTGGTATAACCAGTTCGGTGTGGTGTTCGGGGACGAAGCTCACGGCGCCAAGGCTACTTCGCTGATCCAGATTCTATCAAGCATGACTGAATGCCGTTACCGTTTCGGAACAACCGGAACTCTGGATGGCGAACCTTTGAATGAAACAACAATCGAAGGTTTGTTTGGGGCAAAATACCAGTCTATTACGACTCGTGAATTGATTGATCAAGGATTCGCCTCCAAGTTCCAGGTAAAGTGTCTGGTATTACGTTATTCAGATGCTGATTGTAAACTGGTTAGGAAGATGGAATACCCTGATGAGGTGAAATTCCTTATTAACCATCCCAAAAGAAACAAATTCATAAAGAACTTGACTTTGAGCCTAAAAGGGAATAAGCTTGTATTCTTCCGTCAACGTGACCATGGCGATATTATCTATCAGCTAATTATGGATGGGAAGAAAAAGAAGAACGTCTTCTACATTGACGGTACTATTAGTGGTGAAGTGCGGGAGCAAATTCGTCACGCCATTGAGGATGAAGAAGATGCAACTCTGATTGCATCGCTTGGAACTACCTCAACAGGAACGAACATTAAAAGACTGCACCACATGATCTCTGCCTGGTTGGGGAAAGGTAAGATCAAGGTCTTGCAGTCTATTGGACGTATGCTGCGTCTACATGCTGAGAAACAAGCCGAGGGTGCTATCCTTTATGATATCGTGGATGATCTAAGTATTAAAGACCACAAGAACTATGCTTTAAAACACTTCGCACAGAGATGCGAGATCTATGACTCTGAAGAGTTCGAGTACAAGATCTATAACATAGGATTAGGTAAATGAGTGCAACAATTATCCGCCTTATGAGTAGTGAAACTATTATTGGTGAGATTGTTGGAAGAGAAGTGGATGCCCTGATCATTAAACATCCAGTCTCACTAGAAACAGTATATAATGATGGCTCTCGGTATGTTCTAATGCGCGACATGTTAAAAGACAGTTTAGAAATACACATGCCTATTAACGCCATCAACGTTATGTACACTTTTCCAGCAGCGCCAGAAGTTGAAGATTACTACAAGGGCTGCTTACCAACTTTCGAGAAAGCAAAAATCGTACATCGCGGCATGTATGTTGATATGCTAAAAGAATTGGTAGAAAGTACACTAGAAGAAAACATGTTCGACATTAAGGATGGGCAGATGTTACAGCCGTCCTCAACAACTGAGAACTAGAGGAATAGAGTATGGCAAAACAAGCGAGAGTCCATTATGTGGACAACAAAAGACTGTATGATGAGATGGTTAAATTCATCACGGCGTATCGACTTGCCGAAAAGGAAGGAACCGCCAAACCACGTATTCCAGAATACGTTGGTGAATGTATTCTAAAGATCGCTGAGCGTTTGTCACTACGTCCTAACTTTATTGGGTATACATATCGCGATGAAATGGTTGGTGATGGCATCGAGAATGTCCTCACCTACATTCACAATTATGATCCTGAGAAGGCGAACCCGTTTGCATACTTCACTCAGATTATCTACTTCGCCTTTCTTCGTAGACTCGATAAAGAAAAGAAACAATCATACATCAAACATAAGATGCTTGAGCAGAGTTCTCTGATGAACCTGCTTGCAGATATGCCTGGTGGTGAGACGAATGATGATTCCCACTCAGTAACTGTGATGACAAATGTTGATGGTCGTCTCAATGATCTGGTTAATAAGTTTGAGAAGAAGGGCGTCAAGTCTAAAAAGAAACGTGGTGTTGAGAAGTTCGAAAGCGAAGACCCACCTTTCCTTGATCCCCACCCTGATGAAGAAAAAAAGGAGTCTGCATGAAAATAGCTATTATCACCGATACTCACTGGGGAGCTCGTGGGGACAGTGCTATTTTCGCCGATTTCTTTAACAAATTCTATGACGAAACCTTCTTTCCATATTTGAAAGAACACAATATTACAAGAGTGTTTCACCTTGGTGATATTGTAGATCGTCGTAAGTATATCGCTTACATGACCGCTCGTAATCTACGTAACTTCGTTGAGAAGTGCACAGAGTTGAATCTCGAACTTGATGTTATTGTTGGTAACCACGACACAACATTCAAGAATACGAATGAAGTAAACTCCATGCGCGAGCTGTTTTCCAATACCAATTTGAACATTCGTTACTATGACTCACCACAAGAAGTTGAAGTTGACAACACAAAAATCGCGATGCTACCTTGGGTTTGCTCGGGTAACTATCAAGAGTCAATGGAGTTTGTTAACAACACCAAAGCTCAGATTCTATTCGGTCACCTTGAGATTGATGGCTTCGAAATGTACCGTGGCTCGTATGCTGATGGTGGTTTTGATGCATCTATCTTCGAGAAGTTTGAGATCGTTTGCTCGGGTCACTTCCACCATAAGTCTACACGTGGTAACATCAACTATCTTGGTGCACCATATGAAATGACTTGGTCAGATTATGATGATGATCGTGGCTTCCATATCTTCGACACCGAGACACGTGAGCTTACCTTTATCAAGAACCCATTCACCATCTTCGAGAAAATCTACTACCGCGATGAAGAATGGACGATGAAGAACATCACAGATTTTGATGCTGAACAGTATCGCGGTAAGTATGTGAAGCTGGTTATTGAGAATAAGACAAACCCATATCTCTTCGGTCTGCTTATTGAGAAACTGGAAAAGGTTGGTCCAGCTAATCTACAGGTTCTTGAAGATTTCTTCACGATGAATCCTGAAGATGAAGAAGCAATCAACGAAACTGAAGACACAATGACTATCTTAAAGAAAGTTGTTGAACAGCTGGATGTACAGGTTGACAAGAAATCGCTTGACAATTTCCTCGGAAAGTTGTATACTGAAGCGATGGCTGTCGAGTAAGGACTAAAAATGCACATTCACTTTAAAACTATCCGTTGGGCTAATTTTATGTCAACGGGTAACCAACTCACAGAAGTAAAGCTCGACAAGTCCAAATCCACACTTGTTGTGGGAGACAATGGCGCTGGTAAATCCACCATGCTTGATGCTCTGAGCTTTGCTCTGTATGGTAAAGCTTTTCGTGACATCAACAAACCACAGCTGATCAACTCGATCACCGGCAAGGGTTGCTTGGTTGAATGTGAGTTTAAAATCGGTGGTAAAGAATATCTTGTTAGAAGAGGTATGAAACCATACTTCTTCGAGATCATTCAGAACGGTAAGCTTCTTAATCAAGACTCACGAGTAACTGAGTATCAGGAAATGCTTGAGAAGCATATTCTGAAACTTTCACATAAGTCCTTCGGGCAGATTGTGGTACTTGGTTCAGCGAACTTCGTACCATTTATGCAGTTGGCTCCGTTCGTTCGTCGCGAAGTTATTGAAGATCTTCTTGACATCCAAATCTTCTCTACTATGAACACTCTTCTTAAAGAGAAAGTCAATGAGAACAAATCTTCTATCATGGAAGTCGAGCAGCGTATTCTTCTGATTGAAAATAAGATCGATCTTCAGAAGAGACACATTCAGTCTATCAAAGATAACAACGACAGCCTTATTGAGAACAAACGTGAAGTTATCCAGGAAACGATGGATAAGATTACTCAGGCAAACCTAGAGATAGGTCGCCTTAAGGAAGATCTACAATACAACATGGATGCAATTTCGGATGAACGCAAGGTTCATTCCAAACTGACAAAAACGCTTGATCTCGAGAAGCAACTTAACGACAAAGTCAAAGTAACTAAACGAGAGGTTAAATTCTACCATGATAACGATAGTTGCCCCACCTGCAAGCAAGATCTTGATCAGAGTTTCAAGACTAACAAGATCACCAAAAAGACGGCCCTCCTCGATAAGTACGTCAACGGGATTGCTCAGCTTGAGGCGGAGATTACTGCAACGGAAGAACGACTTGTCGAGATCAAGGCAATCAACAAAGTTATCGAAGGCATCAATCGACATATATCGTCCTTTCACAACCAAATTTATTCCTGGAATGAGAACATCACTCTATTAAACAATGAGATCGAAACGATCCGAAACAACACTAAGATGATCGACGGAACTAAGTCTGATGTGAAGAGATTGAAGGAAGATCATAAGATCGAGTCGAGATTAAGGCATGATTTATTTGAAGAAAGGACACTGATTAACATCTCCAGCTTCCTTCTCAAGGACAATGGCGTTAAGACCAAGATAATTCGTCAATATGTGCCAGTGATGAATAAACTCATCAATAAGTACCTGAGTGCATTAGACTTTTTTGTACAATTTGAGCTCAATGAGAAATTTGAAGAAAGCATCAAATCCCGCTTTCGTGATGAGTTCAAATACAACTCATTTTCAGAGGGTGAGAAGATGAGAATCGACCTTGCCCTGCTCTTTACGTGGCGTACGATCGCTAAGATGCGTAATTCCGCCTCAACCAATCTTTTGATCATGGATGAAGTATTCGATAGCTCGCTGGACACCACAGGTACTGACGAGTTTATGAAGATCCTTGAAGGTCTAACTTCTGATGTTAACGTGTTCGTAATAAGCCACAAAGGTGACCAGCTTTACGACAAATTCCAATCGGTAATTAAGTTCAAGAAAGAAAAGAACTTCAGCCGCATGGAGCTACGTGCATAGGCTGGTTGTCTAAATACTATTGAATATAACAGGAGTTATTATGGAACAAGAACAATTCAATACCACAGGTCTAGTAAGCTCGATTCCTCAAGCTTTACCTCTGGTACCAGAAGACCATCCTATTCTTAAACAAAAAACTGAGCGGTTTGATTTCGAGAATCCACCGATCAATCCAGTTGAGCTTTACCAAAATTTGGGTGAAACACTAAGATCGCATGACGCTCTTGGACTGGCTGCACCACAGGTAGGGCTTCCTTACCGCTGTTTTGTGCTTAGAACAGAAAACATTCTTGGAGTTTTTAATCCGATTTTGGTTGACAAATCTGATGAACAGGTTATAATGGAGGAAGGTTGTCTCTCGTTCGAGAACCTTTTCATTAAAGTAAAAAGAGCCCAACGCATTCGTGCCCGCTTTACTACGCCCGATGGTCAAACTCAAACAGCAGCGTTTGAAGGAATGACTGCTCGTGCGTTTCTACACGAGTATGATCACCTTGAAGGTATCACATTCGACAAGATTGCTAATAAGTTTTTTGTAGAAGCTGGCAGGAAAAAACGTAAGTTGATTAATTCCGGACGCTACACCGTGACGCATGTCATCAAGGAGGCCTAGTTGGTCAAGATTATTGTTGCAAAAACTAAGCTAGACTGCGAGCATTTGCTTGGTCAGTATCTAGATGAGTCACATTACGACACACTCATTACTGAAGACACCGATGGGTTTCTTCCTCCAGATTGTGATATCGCTACTCAAGCTCAGTGTGGTGGAGACTGTGAGGTGTGTCCATCCGGTAGTGATGAACGTCGTGTTGCTTTCAAATTTCGCAAGAATTACTTCTCAAAGAAACTAAGGGTGCCAGCTTATGAAGGACTTAAAGAAGCAGCGACAGAGTCACAGAATAGAGGATTGGCTGCAGGCCCTCGTGGCGCTAGTTTATCTGTTGATGGTCGTGGCGGGCGTGATTGGGTTACTGATTATGAACTTGAAGTTCTAGATTTCTTTCTGTCCGACAGAGCCGTCATCTTTGACGAACGCTCTGTCTATACCATTAGAAAATCATACAAAGATAAAGCTAAGTCCGATGAAACACGCGGCACAGTCTGGCTTCGTTCACAAGTAACCAAAGAGTACCCAGAGTACCACAATTGGTTTGACAAGTGGGTTGACAAGGTAAAGGAACTTCCTCGTGATGAACAAAAAGCCGCTGCCAAGATCGTCGCGGAAAAGTGGATTAGCTATACCAATTATGCTAAATCAGTTTATTCTGGAGTGGCAGGCTGGTACGATAGATATCCACGCATCCCTTTCGGACGTGCGACATCGTATACGAGAGACAATCCGGAAAAATTCGCTCTCGCGTTTCCCTTCCTTCAAGCTCTCGACAAAGGATATCGAGAACTACTCCCTTGGCGGTATGGAAATCAAAGAGCCGCAGCCGATAAACTTGACAGTAGATACCTTGTCCCGAGCACTGTCTTTAGCACAATCACCGTCAACAAGTCCTTCCGCACTGCGGCCCACCGCGACGCGGGTGACTTTTCAGATGGTGTTTCCAATCTTCTCACACTCGGTGATGGTGAATACACAGGCGGGTACTTGATCTTCCCTGAATACCGTATCGCTGTTGATGTCAGACCCGGTGATCTTCTTCTGGTAAACAATCACGAGATTATCCACGGTAACACCGAGATCAAACTGAACTTCCCAGAAGCCGAACGCATCTCAATCGTTTGCTATTTGCGCGAGAAAATGCTTGAGCTTGGAAGTTTTGAATATGAGAAAACTCGGGAGCAATATGTTGAAGACCGAAGAAAAAACAAAGACCACCCATCACAACGTCCCTTGTGGAACGGCATTACACCCGGAATGTGGGAAGAAAGAGAGTGGTATGACTATCTTGGGGATAGACTTGGGGAAGAAACCGTCCGTCAGTATCACCCTGACGCATTCGCTTCATCACTTGATTCGTTCTTCTCGTAAGTAAAGGTTGCCTAAATATGTCTAATACGTTTCGCCGCTGGTTGATTGTTCTAATTTTTGGTGCGGTGTTTCTTGCAGCGGCAGTTATAACAGAAAAGGGCATCTACTATGAGGGAACCATCGAAGAAACAACTTCTGGAAAAAATTAAACTGAATCTAGATGGTGTCAGATCTTTTGCCAGAAACTTTGAACGTTATGCGCAAAATCCAAACGAGCGCGTTGTTGGCACTTCACCAGAAGAACAAGATGCTCGCCGTCGCCATAAAGACTGGCAGGCCACAAAACAACAACGTCCAAGTGAGTCTGTCGAAGTAAATGAAATTTTTGGTATGGGTAGACCAAGAGTTGATCATTGGGAAGGACATTTTGCTAATGGAAAAATGAAAGGTTTGGGAATTACCAGTACTGGTAATTCTGCTGCTAAAAGAGTTCATAGAGAAGTTCATAGAGAACTTGATAAGGCTCATTCTGATCCAAGACACCCATACCATAAAGAAGTTAATGCGTTAGGTAAATTTTTAGCTGCCAGTGGCTCTAAAAGAAAAGCCGAAGATCACGGATTCAACCACACTAGAAATCCTGTAGATAGAGATTTTCTTCGTCAAGGTCAAGCTAGTAATCACGCGCACAGTGGCGTAGACGCTGTCGATCATATTATAGATCGAGCTATTTTTGGCAAAAAAAGATAGGATAAAATTTTATTATGAAAATTATGGTAGCTATGCACGTCTTCAACAACTTTGGAGGCATTCTGAATCATAACGAGCAGCTAATCGCCGGTTTGAAAGACCTTGGTCATGATGTTACCTTTGCCTATCTCAAGACAACAACCAAACCAAATTATTCCGTCGACACTTCGATGCGAAGCGATGCCCATGCTGACGGATACGAACTGGGTGAAGGAACTGGTTTGCCCCTCCATCAAGGAAATGGTTACGTATCACCATATTACTCCATCAAAGATAAAGACTCCATCGCCAAGTTTGTCAAAGAGGCAAACAAGCACGACATCCTTATCTGGCAGTCGATTTTTGGTTTTAAGCAAAGCGCGACAGAGAAGGACAAATCATGGCTTCCTATGATCGAAGATGTAACTGCAAAACAAATTGCTGTCATTCACGATGGGAACCTGAAGAAGCTTTATAGTTGGATACACCGTGTGACGCCCCACCTGGCAGGCCTAGCCTGTGTCCATCCGGCTGCTATGAAGCAAGCGGATTTTATGCCTGTGCCTCGAAACATGATTCTAAACCCACAGGATGTCTCAGAGGTAGAACCTGTACCATTCACGGATCGAGTTAACAAACTCCTAGCACCCCAGACGTTCAAACGCTGGAAACGTGTTGATGATCTAGTCGCTGCTGTTCCTTATATCGAAGGTAGAGTTTATATTGCCGGTGATGGTATGGAACGAGCCTATATGGCTTCGGAAGAAAAGTGTAAGCCAGAATACTACTGCACCAAAGAGCTTGATCCTGATGCTACGGAAGATCGCCTTGGTAAACGTATTTGGCAAAACGCTCTCGATACTAAAAAGATGGCATATCTCGGGTTCATCACAGGTGCCGATCGTGACAAAATACTAAATACTAGTAAGTTCCTCCTTGATCCCAGCTGGTCGCTGACATACGGAGAACACTTCAACCGTTCTATCGTTGATGCCATGCGCGTAGGATGCGTTCCGATTGCTCGTAACTACGGTATTAGTGATAACGCTGAAGGTAATGGTACGCTCTTTTTACCGGGAAGAAATTACTTCATGATCCCGCATGATGTTACACCAAAACAGTTTGGTGGGTTTGTTAACCAGTATTTCAATGTGTCTGAAGAAATGTATCTTGACATCGTTGATGCGAATAAAGAAGTCATCAAGAACTTCGATCGCAGGAAAATCGCACAACAGTTTATCAATCTTGCACTTGGCAAGAAAGATAGTGGATATTACGACAAGGCTGAAACTGGTCGACTCAATATCGACAACAATGTGGCTCAGAAAACGGGCGACAAAATCTGGGACGAACACTTTGAAGTCCCTTCTTCTCTTGATAGTTTCTTTTCATAAGGTGATAATGAATGGCTCGTAAGGCAACCCCAGTAGTTTCAAAAACTAATGTTGATCTTAATGTCGGTGGTGTGAAGCACGACATTGGTAAAAATCCACTAGACCTTCTTCCTTTCGGGGCACTTGAAGACGTCGGCCGAGTTCTCGAGTTTGGCGCGAAGAAATACTCTGCTTGGAATTGGTCTAAAGGAATGGTTTATTCCAGACTGATTGCAGCTTCTCTAAGACATATTTTCTCTTTCGCCAAAGGCGAAAATAATGATCCAGAAACCGGCATCTCTCACATCGCGCATGCTCTCTGCTGCCTTCTTTTTCTTCAAGAGTATATCAATCGCGGTGGCGACTTTACGAAGTTTGATGACCGATATATTTGGCCAAAACAAGAATCAGAAGAAACCTGATAATTTGCTTGCCTTTCGGGGCGACCTAAGCTATAATTGACAAACATAAGGAATAACATGGAAAACGAAAGCGTAGGACCGTCCCCAAGTCCAGCACCAAATGGAGGAATGCAAATCCAAATCCCTATTGAAAAATTGCGTGAGAGAAAACTCTTTATAGCAACCCCGATGTATGGTGGCCAGTGTAGTGGTATGTTCGCCCGCTCATGTGCTGATCTGTCAGCACTGTGCACAAAGTACGGCATTCAGCTACGCTACTACTTTCTATTCAACGAATCTCTGATCACTCGCGGGCGTAACTATTGCGCCGACGAGTTCCTCCGTAGCGGTGACACCAATATGATGTTCATCGACTCGGATATTGGATTCAATGCGAATGATGTGATTGCTCTGCTTGCCATGCAATCTGCTAATCCAGAAGATGACCAGTATGATATTCTCTGCGGTCCATATCCTAAGAAGTGTATCTCTTGGGAAAAGATCAAGATGGCCGTTGATAAAGGATTTGCCGATGAAGATCCAAACGTTCTAGAACGCTTCGTCGGTGACTATGTTTTCAATCCTGTAAATGGAACGAGAACAATTCCACTAAACCAGCCAATTGAAATTCTAGAAGCTGGTACTGGGTTTATGATGATCCGTCGTAATACCTTCGAGAAATTTGCTGCTGCCTACCCTAAGCAATCATATAAACCTGACCACGTTAGAACTGCTCACTTTGATGGTTCGCGTGAAATTATTGCTTACTTCGATACGCCTATCGACCCAGAAACTAAACGCTACCTTTCAGAAGATTATATGTTCTGCCAATGGTCTCGCAAGATCGGCCTGAAAGTGTGGTTCTGCCCATGGATGAAGCTCCAACATGTTGGGTCTTATATCTTCGGTGGCTCTCTTGCTGATCTTGCACAAATCGGAGCTTCAGCAACTGCTGACCAAGCTAAAATCAAGAAACCAAAGTGATAGGATAACACATAATGCAACTTTCTAATGAAACTACCGCCGTACTAAAAAACTTTGCCAGCATCAACCCTAACCTGCTGGTCAAACCCGGTACAAGCCTACGTACTATTTCACCAACCAAATCTGTTATGGCTCGCGCCACGGTTGAGGAAGAATTCGACAAGGGCTTCGCGATCTTTGATTTGAGTCAATTCCTTGGTCGTCTCTCGCTGTTTGATAAGCCAGAACTGACTATCAACGATGCCTTCATGGAGATCTCTGAAGGTGAAGAATATTCTGAGTTCGCATTCGCTGCTCAGGAAAACATCGTAGCTCCTCCTGAGAAAGAGATTACTCTTCCCAAGCCCGAGATCAAATTCGAGCTCACCGAGAAAGACTTCTCCAAAGTCATGAAGGCTATGAGCGTTTCCGGTCTCCCAGAGATCGCGGTAACGGGTGACGATGGTAAACTTTCGCTTCAAGCCATCGACTCCAAGGGCGTAAGCAAAGACGTCTTCACGATCAATATCGGTAAGACGAAACTCAAGTTCCGCATGATCTTCCGTGCTGATAACCTGAAAATCATCCCCGGTGATTATGCAGTCGAGATCTCTTCTAAAGGTCTCGCGCACTTCAAAGCCGAACAGGTTGAGTACTGGATTGCTGTGGAACAGAATAGCAAGTTCGAAGGCTAAATATTGAAAAGCTCTGTCAAGTCAGAGTGCCGGTGGGATGTGGGACTTGACCTAATATCCGCGACCAGCATTTTTTTAATTATGGAGCTATATTATGATGATTCGCGAAGAGTTTCTCTGGGTAGAGAAGTATCGCCCAAAGACCATTGCTGATTGTATTCTGCCTGAAAAACTAAAGTCTACCTTCCAAAAATTCGTTGACCAAAAAGAAGTACCAAACCTTCTGCTTACGGGCGGGCCAGGTGTTGGTAAGACCACAGTTGCACGTGCCATGCTCGAGCAACTTGGTTGCGATTACATCGTTATCAACGGTTCTATGAACGGTGGTATCGATACTCTGAGAACTGACATCCAAAGCTTCGCTTCATCTGTATCACTTACAGGTGGGCGTAAGTATGTCATTCTAGATGAGGCGGATTACCTCTCATCTGCAACTCAGCCTGCTCTCCGTAACTTTATGGAGGAGTTCTCTAAGAACTGCGGCTTCATTCTCACTTGTAACTTCAAAGATAAGATCATCGCTCCTCTCCATTCGCGATGCTCCGTCGTTGACTTCAAGATCACCAAAGCTGAGAAGGAAGATCTCGCCCGCCAGTTTCTGAAGCGTGCAATGCACATTCTTAAAACTGAAGGCGTCGAAGCTGAGAAACCAGCTGTCGCTGGCGTCATTATCAAGTTCTTTCCTGACTGGCGCAGAGTTCTAAACGAGCTTCAGCAATATGCCGCTACTGGTAAGATTGACTCCGGTATTCTAACCAATCTCCAAGACGTCAACCTGACGAAACTCATGGAGTATCTGAAGTCTAAGAACTTCACCGCCATGCGTAAGTGGGTTGGTGAGTCTGATCTTGATGGTGTAGCGGTGTTCCGTGTCATCTATGATAAAGCCGAACACTTCGTCACCAAGGAATCAATTCCCGGTCTGGTTATTCTGATCGGTAAGTACCAATACCAACACTCATTCGTTTCTAACCCGGACATTAACATCGTTGCGTTCCTCACCGAATGCATGGTGGAATGCGAGTTCAAGTGAGTTGGGTATCAAAGCTCTTTAACTTCTTCGGCTTGCACATCGAGAAGATCCCAACAAGGGTTTGCTCTTTGTGTGATGCTCCGCTTCCAGAAGAACCAGCCAAGGTAGTCGTTAATGACGGCTCCGAGATTGAGATCTGTGAAACGTGTGAGAAAATTCTTGAGCTATCCAACAAAGCTGTAATAAAAGGTAGAACTCCGGAAAAGGACGAAGAAGATGGCGACGAACCCCTTTGATTTCGTAAACTCTGTAAACTTCACTAAGCGACACCTTATCAATGAAGGCGAAGCTGATGAGAAGTCTTATCTCCCATTCATGGTGAACACCGCCCTGTCTTACTTCCCAGACACGGTTGAGTATGCTAACCAGATGAACATGAATTATCACCTGGATAACAAACTACAGTATGACTTTCTCATAAATATAGTTAGACCTAAGAAACGGTTCAGTAAATGGACCAAGAAAGAGGTCAACGAGGATTTAGAGGCAGTTCAGACTTGGTTTGGGTATAATGTTACTCGTGCTAAGGAAGCGTTGCGGATTCTATCACCCTCTCAACTAGAAGACATAAAGAAAGCACTAGGTGAAAGATGAATGTTGTTGATAGTCTACTAGAAGTCAATCTTAAAGAAAAAGATGATTTTCTGAAGGTCATGGAGACCTTGACCCGCATTGGCATTGCCTCGCGGAATGAGAAAGTGCTTTACCAATCCTGTCATATTCTGCATAAGAAAGCCCGTTACTACATCGTCCATTTTAAGGAACTTTTTAAGATAGACGGAAAACCGACGGATCTTTCCGAATCTGATATCCAGCGAAGAAACGCCATCGCGCTACTTCTTGAAAGCTGGGGACTATTAGAAATCGTTAATAAACAAATTGCAGAAAAGAATACTGTCTCGCCTAATACTATCAAAGTTATCCCATTTAAAGAGAAAAACGAGTGGGCTCTGACTCCGAAGTACTCCATCGGTAAGAAACGTTAAGAAAAACAAGGGTCTAGGAAAAAACCCAGAAAAGGCTTGACAAAAGGACCGAAAAGGCGCATACTGAGACAGTGATAGGAGAAACGCCCTATGGAAGTCTTAGTTTACCGCCTCGCAACGCTCGATGATGGTCTTGACCGTGTTGAGCGCCTTGCCTATGAACTCGATTCACGTTATCGTCGTGGGGAAACCCTCGCGGATGAAGAGCTCGATTGGCTCGATTGGGCCAACGGAGTCACCACCACAGCCAATTCACAACCGATGAGCGCATGATGTCTATTGAAATGACCGTATACGATTTTGTTACAAACCAGGAAGTCCCTGTTGCCGTTCGCTATTCAACGGGTGCTGGAAAACATGCCGTACAGATGTGCGTGCCTTTCAAACGCTGGCTCGAGTTGTGTGAGTTTTTCTCTCACACATTTGAAGACGATGGTTATGTTTTTGAAGGTCGTCGCCCTGTAGCAAAACACCACATGGCATATTGGCTTAAAGATGCTGAATATGTGAATTGGACCTACGTTGAGAACGTTCCTGCTTCTCATACTAAAGGAACAGAGAGATCGTTTCTCTAACCAGTTGACTCCGTAGCTCAACTGGATAGAGCAACGGCCTTCTAAGCCGTAGGTTGCTGGTTCGAGTCCAGCCGGGGTCGCCACTAAAAACTACAATTCCTGATTGACATGTGACCCGTTAGCGGGTATATTAGGTGAATGATGAAGCAAATTATTGGAAAAACGCTCCCCGAACTGGTCATAATGGTCGGTCCTTCCGGAGCAGGTAAATCGAAGATCGCCGCAAGGACAGGATACCCAATTGTTTCAACGGATACGATCCGTATGAACCTTTTTGGTTTCGGTCCTGATGGAAAGATCGCCGCCGAGGCTTATACGCCTGATGGTTTACACGACACCTTTGCTGCGGCGAAGTTTATTGTTGAAGGATATCTTCGTGGTGGTCAGAGCGTTGTGTATGATGCGACAAACCTGACACGCGTTGATCGAGTCAGTTTTCTTCGTTGGCTTGAGTTCGGTGGTGGATACGCCAGCAACACTCAAGCTCGTGTAGTTTACTACATCGTTGATCGTTCTCTTGAAGCAAAATTGAATTCTTACAATGATAATATTGAAGCTGGTATTCCGGTTCCTCACACTACCGATGAGATTATCATTCGTCACCACACTAAGATGATTCAAAATGTGGAGGGTGCTCTGCTTGGTGATAATCTTGGTTATGTCGAAGTCAGGGATTTCCGGTCATGAGAGACTTCTTTGGTAATGAACTTGTTGTTGGTGATGAGGTAGCTTTCTGTGAACCTGGTTATCGCAATTTAGTTGTTGGTAAAATTCAACACTTCACACCTGAAAAGGTACGGGTTCAATATATTAGTATTGAGAAAGAAAAAACCACTTATCTTGGGCAACCGAATTTCTTCATCAAGAAAATTTCTCTGTGACTAAATAACTCGACACTGAGTAAAGGTATTTACCTTCAGTAATTCTAGAAAGTCAAGTAGAATTCAAAGAAAGAAAGAATATGAGTCAACTTGATGGTTACCAAATTGATGCCGGAGCCTGGTTACAAAAGGTTTTCCCACAGGAAACTGCTTTTGACAACATAGAGCGGTGTAGCCGATTTATCGAAGAAGCACTGGAGCTTGTTCAAGCTCTCGGGTATGACAGAGAAAAAGCTCATGTCCTAGTCGATTATGTTTTCGATCGGCCGGTTGGTGAGAAGCGTCAAGAACTCGGCGGAGTCATGTTGACACTTGGTATTCTTTCTTATATTCATTCCATGCATATGTGGGATGAGGGTTTGTTTGAGTTGTATCGCGTAAGTAAACCTGAAGTGATCGAAAAGATCAAAGAAAAACAAAAGTCGAAACCAAATTTTAAGGCTCCTTAGTTCAGCGGTTAGAGCGCTGCGTTGTCTGCGCGGATGTCGTCGGTTCGAATCCGACAGGAGTCGCCACTTGTATCTGTAGCTCAATGGATTAGAGCATCGCCCTACGAAGGCGAGGGTTGTGAGTTCGAGTCTTACCAGATACGCCAATTGATGAGGATGTGATGTTTCCGGTAATAAAACATATTGATGATGTTCTTCCGCACATCGCGGATAAACCCGAGATCGCTCGTATTGAGAAAGACAATTACACCGTTCTTGATTACGTCTACGCTGCTGAGAACACCTTTGACAATCCTTTCGCTCGCGAATGCCGTGGTCTTAAGTTTGACTTAGACGGTAAATTGATCGGTCGTCCGTTTCACAAGTTCTTCAATCTCAATGAGAAAGAAGAAACGAAGTTCGAGAACCAAGATTGGCTTGAGCCATTTACCTTGTACAACAAGTGGGATGGTTCTATGATCCACCCGGCTCTTGTTCGTGGTGAGCTTGTGTTCATGACTCGTAAGGGTGTAACTGATGTTGCAATGCAAGCGATGCGCGAATGCGACTATGATGCGGATGAAATGATTGAAGCACTCGAAAGAGGATTTACTCCGATCTACGAGTTTATCTCACCGAACAACAAGATTGTTCTTCATTATGATGAGTCGAGATTGGTGAGACTGAATCTTCGACATATGCAAACTGGTACTTACTACAGTAACTTCGCTGAGACTGATGGTCCTATTGGTGACCACTGTAATGGAAAAAACATCGAAGAGATTTTTGAATCTATTAAGAACGCCAAGGATCTTGAAGGAACTGTAATTCATTTTCATAACAGTAATCGTTTCATCAAGTTCAAGGCCGATGACTACGTTGCTCTGCATCGTGTCATTGATGAAACCGCTCACGAAAAGCGGGTTCTGGCTTTGATCATGGATGACAAACTGGATGATGTGATTCCGCTTGTTGCTCCGGCTCGTGCGGAACATCTGAAAGATTATGCTTCTATTGTTAATACTGAACTTCTTCATAATGCAAAGGAGTTTGTGAAATTTGTTGAAAAAAGAAAAACTTATTCGCAAAAAGATTTTGCTTTCATTGTGAAGAGATATCCTACTCAGCTTCATGGATTTATGTTCAAGGCGAGAGCTCTTGAAGTTTGTGATGTACCTTCGGTCGTCGCAATGTTCAAAGAATTCTTCAAGAAAACACTTACGACTCAAGCTAAGGTAGATGCCTGGAGAAATTTTCTTGGTTCTCCGAAGTTTGAGATGAAGGTTGACTAAATAGATTACAATTACCCGTATGTAGCTCAGCCTGGTAGAGCTCCTGGTTTGGGGCCAGGAGGTCGGTGGTTCGAATCCACCCTCCGCAACCAAATAAAGAAAAAGACGCCATTTAATGGCGTCTTTTTTTATGCATAAATACTAGGAAATAAACATTGGAGTTTAAGTTGTGCGATTCATAGTTTCTAAAATCCTCACAGACGCTGATGTCCAGTTGAGGAATCAATCTACAGAAAATTCATTTTTAGTAGACAAGAAAACTGTGGTTTTTGACGGTGTGGAATATTGCCTGCATTATGGTTCTGTTGTTGTATCCGAGGGTAAAGAATTATACGTTAATGAGAATAGTGTGTCTGATGAAAAGTTTGACAACCAATTCGAAAGAGAGTGGAATCTAAAACAAGAAGGTGTTCCTGCATCAGACGGGAAAAGGTATCTACTGAAGGTACCACCTGGTTATTATCCAAATGATACCAAGATGTTCGAGCAGTACAACAACTGTATCGTCTCATTGCGCGCCGTAGATTCTATACATGTTGAGAGACCAACTGAAGGTGGGCTCTATTATAATAAAGAACTTGATGTACCGTTACATTTTAGTTCTGGTGATTTTGTCAAGTACACAAAAACTGAAGAAACTATTGTTGAGACAGAAAAGAATGTTTCTGATAGAAAATCTAAACTCGACGAATTAATTGATTATGGACTTAGATACACCGAAGATATCACATCACTAAATGAGAACGCCGATGCCATCTTCAAAGATGATGTTGGAGATTTGTATCTTCGTTTCAAAAATGATGTCCGGGTTCTGTTAGAAAAACCAGAAAACGGTAAAGACGGCGTAGATGGTAAAGATGGCTTACCAGGCGCAAATGGCAGAGATGGTTTAGAAGGTTCTAAAGGCCCAAAGGGTGATAAAGGTGATCGTGGTTCTGAAGGTAAACAGGGCAAAGAAGGTAAAGAAGGCAGAAAAGGTAAAGATGGTCCTAAAGGCCTGAAGGGTGACAAGGGAGATCGTGGACCTGAAGGCAAAGAAGGTAAACAAGGCAAAGAAGGCCCCAAAGGATCAAAAGGCGATAAGGGCGACAAAGGTGATCGCGGCGAAAAAGGTGATTTTGGTGGACCACAAGGACATAAGGGCGACAAAGGCGATCGCGGTGAAAAAGGTGAAAAGGGTGATATGGGTCCACCAGGCGAGCGTGGTGAGAAAGGTGACACACCAAGCATTGACGCACTTTTAACGCAATTAAGCTTAAGAATTAACCAAGATCTCAGTAGCTATAAGATGTTGATGAGTAAAGAATTATATAAATTATCTTCAAGGATGCCTGGACCAGGATCGCACGGCGGCGGTTCTACTAAATTGATGGATAATGATGATGTGGAATTCAAACGAATAAATACTGTTGCAGATAGAAGTGTCCTGATTTTTGATCCTGCTAAGAAAAAATTTGTTGCAACAAACATTGATGAGATAATCGGGGAAATTACAACGAGTGTTGAGATGCAATACAATAAACTTATAGATGTTTCTGGATCCTACACCTATATTGGTGAAGCCGATCCAGGATCATCTGCAGCTGCGGCTGTCTGGAGAATTAAGCGTGTTGAGGTAGCAGGAGACGATACAAATATTCTCTGGGCGTCCGGTACATCTAATTTTGATAAGATTTGGAATAATCGCGCTGCGTTTGTTTACTCGTAGGAATAATTAATGGCAACAATTACATCTAATACGTTTTTTGATGTACCAGGTACTGCTCGTACAGCTGGCGAAACCATGACTATCAATGGTGGTATTCTTACCGTCAGAACAGATAGTCGTTGGCATGTTAACTCTGCTGTTTCTATGACAGGAACATTGGGTGCTGTTACCATATCGTCGACGCTTGGTGGTGGTTATTACATCGACGCAACAACTGTTAGATGGTTAGCTTACACAGGCGGAACAGGTAACGTACCGGCTATTGGAACTAGTATTACACAGGGCGGCGTTTCTGGATACTTTTTAGGCGTTTGGGCTTCTCTTACTGCAACTCCAACAGCAGTTGGTGCTGCAATGCCAGCTACAGGATTCATTAAATTTAGAGAAGTTACTGGCGGCGCTTATGCTGCTGGTGCATTAACAGGTATTGGTGCTACCGCTTCCGGAGCCGATGTTGTTGGTTGGATTGAAGTTGCCCACGACCAATCTATTGCTATTACTGTTCCTCGTATTGGTAAATTTCAGACAAGAGGTTCTTGGTTTGAATTAGGAACAACAACAGGTGCAGCTAACCAGTTAGTAACTCTCCCAACAAACGGTTCTTCAACAAACTATACACCAGGGGTTTGGATTGCCACAACGGCTTCACCAGCAACAGATGACGATTATGAGTTCTGGCCTGCAATTCCTGCGGCTCTTTTCATCACAGCAAACTTCGGTACTGATGTAAGAAGTAAATTCGTCTGTATGGAAACGAACGGACAAGTTAGAATTGGACACAATGGAACTGTCGCCGTTGGAAACGTTCCAGCAGCAAGCAGAGCTATTCGAGTTCCGAACATTTTCTTGAGACACGCTACTACTGGTGCAAGGGCGACGAACGTTTTGCCATCATCAACACTAGGAACACGACCGGACTTCGTAACAACATCTGCCGGTTACATCGACATGGAGAATTGTCTGTGTGATTGGTATCTTCAATTCCAACAGCCGTATTATGTAAAGATGCACAGAGTTGCTACGTTTGATACAATTGATATTCAAGAATGTGCAACGGCTTTAAGTATGGTTGATTGTGGTTCTGGAACAAGCCAAACTATGGCAAACTCACCTATTACTTTCTTGTCAAATAGACAGGGTGGAACAGTTTCTAAGTTTGTTGGCGCCCGCTACGCTAATACCAACTCCGGGCATTGTGTATCAATTACATCTTGTTCTGGTCAAACCTTAGATCGAATAAAAACTGGTAGTAACATGCAGTTTGCTAGAGCAGCTGCAGCATATTTTAACTTGGCAACATCAGACAACATTGCTATTACAAACTGCGAAATTACTTCTTGCACATTAGCTCTAACAACATGTTTTAATATATCTGCAAATAACGTTGATTTTTGTGACAGATGGGTTGGTGGTACACTTACCACGACTCCAATCAATATTGGTCTTGGTTTAACATCTTCCAACTGTGTCTTTAATAACTTTACTGTGGGAAAAAATGCAGCTGTTGCTGGATGTACACCATATAATCCGTGTTTCACCACAACTGGTTGCACTGATTTTAAGATTCGAAATTTCGGGACAAGAAGCACGATGATATCGGCAGCTGGTCTTGGTGCCAACACGCCAGTTTCAGTTTGGTCTTCAGGTGGAAACAACCAGAGAAACAAGGTTCAAAGAGCTTACTTAACACCAACAAGAACTTCTGCTCTGGTAACAATTAACAGTGATTATGGTAACGAGTTCTATGACGTTTACGGTGACTTTGCTGACGTAGTTACCATTGCTGGCATTAACGAAAAAGTTAAGAAGTATGGTGGTACAACAACCACCACTGGCCAGACATCAGTTTATGGCACACACTTCTATGATGTGTTCACAGCTGACACTAGTGGACATCTGGTTCTAGCGTTTAACGAACCAACTGCTACTTCTCTACCATATATTACTACAGTTGCAGGAACACCAGTATTTACGTCAACCGGCAGCGTTATTATGGCTGCTGTTAATGATGAAATTATCTGGGAACAAGATTATTACACGCTCGGCGTCACCGCTTTAACAAACAGCGCTCCACTAGTAACAGGAACGAACGTAGCATACTCTTCTGGTCCTCTTTGGGGTAACCATAACATATATTATCAACTTGATCCTGGAACGGGGGTTTATGGTGGATCTTGGAAAAACTTTACAGCTGCCAACCTTTCTGGAGAAACTGTTTCTGCATCCGTAGGATTTAGACTTAAGATTAGAATTGTCTGTGCCACCGCTGCCACTACAAACCTAGTGACGTTTATTAGAATTCTAACAACATCAACATTAGCTGCACAAAGAGACAATCTCTATCCTCTTGACTTGACAACTTTGACTCTTACTGGCCTTGTTACCGGATCTGATATTGTTGTTCTAGATGCTGGAACAGAAACTGAACGGGTTAATGTAAATTCGCATTCTGGTACAACATATCCGTTTATCTACTCTACTACAGGAAACGTTGATATTGGTGTCTTTAAAACGGGATATGTACCGTTTTACATTCGAAATTATCCGCTAACGACACAAGCAGCATCTGTGCCTGTCGCTCAGATTGTTGATAGAAATTACAGTAACCCATAATTATAAATAAGAAAAAGCTTAGGAGTTACGCAGACAAATGGCGAAAATTACAGATCCAGATCTATTGGTTGTTGATACCAATCTTACTATTAATACAGCGGCCAAAACCTTTACTCTCACTGTAGCTGGCTCACTCGTTGCTAAAGATGGTGTAACCCTTCAGGCGTTGTATTCAAAGTTTGTGGAGTTGTGGTCAACATCCACATACAACAAATATCCATTCCCTATGTATACTATCGACTCTCGTTCTGGTCAGTTTCAGTTCGGAACTGACGGTGCTACGTATTCGGGTTGGAAACCAGCTAACGATGCTACGCGCCAAATGCTTAGAGATGGTGGTTGGTCAGAATTTAGTAATGCTGGCGCTCTAAATCGCCAGTACGTTGGTATTGTGGCTCTTGCATCCGGATTTCCGGCAGGAGCACAGTTCTATTACCAAAGAGCTTCCGGTGGCACAGCAATAAACTTCACATTCACAGATGCTCC